AAAAGTCTGTGCTGACATCGTCGTGAAGATGCCAAATGAAACAGTGGCACCACACGTTCACCCTATTTCTTTAACGCCCGCCGCAACTCACGAAGAGCACGATTCCGATCACGCTGGGCCAGACGTCTCTCTTGAAGTGATTCCATTTTCTGGGGCTTCCCACGCAACGCAGAAATCTTCTTCATTGCCTTCTTCACAGCAGGTTTCACCAGCTTTAGAAGCAAGTCGGCAAGCGGCTTTGCTAGGAGGGCCGCTGAGGTCGCAACAACAGCAATAGAAGCTGTAGTGGTGACTTGCTGAGGACTCGGCAGAAAGTCTGTCAGCGTGGCCTTTGCCTCGACTGGTTGCGTAGGCACGGGTTCAGGTTCGGTCTCTTTAGGTGTAGGCGGCGTTTCCTCGTTTTGTTCGGCGCTGGGTGGGTTTGCTCGAGGTAAATCTGAAGGTATCTCTGGAGTTGCAGGAAGCTCTGGAGCTTCTGATTCATACGCGGGAGGAGGTGTTTCAGCCGTATAAACCAAGTCCTCTGGTGTGTAGTCGAGTGGTGTAAAACTTGGCGCATTCGCATCACAATATGTCTTTACACCCTTTGGGTCATCTTCTGCAATTGTTTTTGATTTATTTGACAACGGGTGACTTGTAACACAACCAGGTAAAAGCACGACCGGTGTGCCGATGTTGACAGTCACCGGTACCTCAATGGCGCTTACAACAGGAGGTTGTATCAGCCAGCTGTGTATTTCTACAGTCTGAATACCTCTAATACCTATGTTAGGTATATCGGGCATCACCTCATCGGGATAGCAGGTCCAGTCTGATTCGGTAAGGCATCAAGCTGTCCTTGATGTTGGCGTTTCATTTCAGGCTGAACTTTATCGGTGAACATCGAATCCATATTTCCGGTAAGAGCTTCGGTCTGTTTACCAAGTTGATTTGTCAGCTGACCACTGATGCTTTTGATCAAAGCTTCTTTCTGTTGCTCGATAATCTTATCCTTGTTCAGATAAAGATAACCAATTAGCAGGTTTGGAGCCAAAGCAAGAATAGCTGTGACTGAAACAAGGATTTTGAGAATCATTCTTCAGAATCAGCAGGGAGAGGCGTATTACCTTCAGCAACCCACTCAAGGTATTCCTGAT